CTACAACGTTTAGCTTCACCAATGTACCAGCAGTAGATGGCGCATACGCCTGCACCTTAGACCTCACAGCAGCAGGTAATGCTGTCACGTGGCCGACTGGTATCGTATGGCCTGAAGCAACTCCTCCAACGCTCAGCGCAGGGAGGGATATTATTGTATTCTTTACCCGTGACGCGGGTACTACATGGAACGGCTTTGTCGCCGGACAGGAGATGGGATGAGTATTTCACGGAAGCTAATGACAGTAGGCGGCGATAAGCCTGTATATGTGGATGATGTATTTGCAGCTGTTCCATACAAAGGGAGCGATAAGGCCACCCGATGGACTCCTCCGCTTCCGATAGATGCGCCAACTGTTACAGCCTATAACTCCAGCGCTCAGTTCAACGACGACGGTACGCTGCTGTTCATACTTAACCAGCCTGCCAACTACGAGATAGCTACGCTAGCGCTTCCAACACCCTATAGCCTAGAAGACGCGACACTCGTACACTCTGGAGATCCAACAGGAGGAGCGGCATCAATAAGTGGCCTGCCAAACGGCGGGTTCCAGTTCAGCTCCGATGGTTTGATCTTAGCCATTAGAAGCTCTAACGACTACTACACAGTACCTCTCGCCACAGCGTGGGACTTAACTACAGCTGGTACGCCTTCAACCGTTACGTCCATCACAGGCAGAGACACCAGAGGGTTTCTTGTAGTGCCTGACGGATCAGGCTTTATAACTCAGCTAATAGGCTCATCAGGAGACCGAACACTGGACATATACGACATGTCTGTTCCATGGGACTTCAGCACCGCTACACTCAGCAGGAGCCAACTTAAGAATAGGATATCTAATTCATACTACTACGTAGCAGCTTGGAGCGCTTCTGGCTACTTTACGTCATGCGCCGCAACAACCGGAGGCGCCGTCATAGAGAGCCATGGAAAGGCAGCCCCTTATGTACTATCTACTGGTACTTCTACAAGCTGGGATAATAGCGGCGGTTCAGGACATCGTAACAACTCAGCTCAGACAGTAGGTATACTCCATCTCTCCGACAATCGAACATGGTTGGAAGTAATGAGCGATGGTAGCTCCTACTGGCGTCAGCAGCTGAATATAGAGAATGGTACTGAGCTAGGTGTTGCTACTACGCCTATCTCATCTACTGTAGACTTGGCAGAGCGTGGCGGTATGTCATGGCATAAGCGAAGAGATATAGCAGCTGACCACAGGATCTTTGACACTGAGCGTGGTAATGCAAACTTCTTAGAGTGTAACACAACAGATAGCGAAGCTTCGACATATCAGCAGTATGCCGAGCCTCTTGTAGGCGGCGGTATGGGCGTCACAAAAGAAGAAGGTCAACTGAACAATGCAGCTGGAGAGTATATCAACTGGCAGCTCGCCAAGCAGGAAGGCTTCTTCGATGTCGTGACGTACACTGGTAACGGTGTAGCTGGGCGTGAGATAGCTCACAACCTTGGCAGTACGCCGGGGATGATGATAGTTAAGCGTACAACAGGTTCAGATAATTGGAATGTGTATCATAGTAACTTATCTAATCCTCTTACAAAGAGACTTACACTGAACAGCGCCGGCGGTGAAATTGATCAAAGCACTAGTCCTCAGTTTCCTGCTGTGCCTACTAGCGATGTGTTTACAGTGGGTTCTGACACCGCTGTTAACTTTTCTAATCAGGAATACGTAGCCTACCTATTCGCAGACGACGCCCCCATGTTCGGCCCTGATGGCGACGAGAGCATCATCAAGTGTGGGAGCTATACGGGCACTTCTGACACTAATGGCCCTGAGATAGACCTTGGATGGGAGCCTCAGTTCTTACTCATCAAGAAGAGTAGCGGGACTGAGAATTGGATAATGCTTGACACAATGCGCGGCATCCCCACAGGAGGTAACTTTAGTAGATTAAACCCAAACCTCACTACCGCAGAGCAGTCCAACATTCCGGGATTAGAAGTAACGGCTACTGGCTTTAAACTCACCGGGCCATATGCTGAAGTCAATGACAACGGCGACTTCATCTACATGGCAATCCGCAGGCCCAACAAGCCAGCAAAGGAGTTCGAGCCAGATGAGTTGTTTGCTGTAGATGGGAGTACAACTGCCCTAGGCCATTCATCCCCGGCCTTCCGTAATAGCGGGTGGCAGCCCGGGATGGCGTGGTACAGGGACGTCTCTCAGACTGTAGCGGCTCAGCTATCTGCACCTCTCATGCAAGGTAACAGGTTAGATACGACAGCCAACGCCGCTTCAACTACTAGTGGCTTCTTCGAGTTCGACTACCCTGCTGGGTGGGGTACTGGATCCGCAGCGGCAAACAACTACTCATGGATGTTCAGACGCGCCCCCGGCTTCTTCGATGTGGTGACATACGCAGGAGATGGCGTGGCAGGTAGGCAGCTTCCTCATAGCTTAGGCGTTAAGCCTGACATGATATGGGTTAAGACAACCACCAATACTTATGACTGGCAGGTAGCGTTCTCGAAGAAGGACATGACCCCTGCTGGTGACTTAAAGTGGCGGATGCAGCTGAACAAAAACACAGGGTGGGGTTCCTCTAACGAATTCAATTCGGAGAACCCTACAGACAGCTATATCCCGCTGAACAATAGTGTCAATACGAACTTTGCAGGGGAGTCTTACATAGCTATGATGTGGGCCTCAGTGCCCGGCATCTGTGACATCGGTAGCTACACAGGGGATGGGAGCGCTCGGGTAGTTGACTGCGGTTTCACCAACGGTGCTAGGTTTGTGTTGATTAAGCGTACTGACTCGACCGGGAATTGGATGTACTTTGACACGTTAAGGGGAATCGGGCCGAATGATGACCCATTTCTCAATCTGAACCTTAGCGCCGCTCAAACCACCAACCGTGACTTCCTATCAGCAAACCCTGTAGGATTTGAGGTAAACGGCCCTTCGATAGCAGACCTTGTTAATACAATAGGCGCTGAATACATCTACATGGCAATCGCATAAGGAGTAATACATGAAGTACAGAAAGAGAACGGATGGCTCCTTAACGACTAAGAGCCAGCTGATAGCAGAGAACCCCAACACGAGTCTACCTAAGACATGGACAGCAGCAACGCTGGACTTCCTTGGTGTAGATCCTGTGTTGGCTTCTCCTAAGCCCACCCTTGGTGAGTTCGAGGTAGCTGTTGCAGCTGCTCCTGTATTCGTCGAGGGTAACTGGATGGGTGCGTGGGCTGTGTATCCTATGTTCGTGGAGTACACGGAAGAGGTTGATACTGACGGAGTTAAGACTGTAAAGATCGTGACGGTAGCTGAGCAAGAAGCAGCCCATACAGCCTCTAAGCTGAACACACTACGTCAAGGCATGGTCATCACGATGCGTCAGTGCCGCTTGGCACTACTAGGCGCTGGCTTACTAGCCGACGCAGACGCAGCTATCGCTACACTGCCAGAGCCAGACAAGTCAGCAGCCACCATCGCATGGGAATACGGTGCAGTGGTTGAGCGGCTGTCTCCTTTTGTTCTAAGCATGGGTCCGCTTCTTGGTCTTACCGATGCAGAGATAGATAACTTGTTCGAAGTGGCGGTGACGTTATGAACCCGATGGATAAGTACAACCAGCTAATTAATGGTATCAACAACCCCGGCTCCTTAGACAAGGGGCTGAGCTTTGGCCCACATGGCGGTATGTTCGGCAGCATAGCACCTAGTCAAAACATCAACCCCGAACGGGACAACCCTAACGGATACACAGGTGTTTACGATAGGAACACAGGCGCAGGGTTCCACGGCAGTACTGCACACTTCAACACTGTGGGATTCCCGCAGATGAATGCTCAGTCCACGTTTAACCCTGAGTGGGGCGTAGACCAGAACCCAGAGACAGGTAACTTCGGACTGCCTAGTAGTCCTTATGAGACAGCGGCAGATGTTCCGTCAGCTACAGACCCAGCTGGAGAAGGCTACACAGAAGACGGCATACCTTGGAACACAAGCAATGGTAACGGGAATGACGGGAACACGGGCAGCAAGGGTACTCCATTCTTAGACGCATACATGAGAGCACGCGAGGCGTCTAAAGCTACAGGTGCAGTTACTTCTACAATGAAGAAATACATAGAGGAATAACAATGGAAGACACAGGTCTTGAGAACGAACTACTGAGCACAGAGACTGAAGACCTGCCCTCTGATGAGGAACGGACTTACACGATGATACTCCACGATGAGACTGGAGACAACGCCGTAAGCCTATACGGTAACACAGGAGAAGATAAACAAGACCTGAGCTGGGAACCGACGCAGGTAACTGAGTCAGAGTTGTCTGAAATCTTTAGCGGGAGCGACAACCTCCAGAATACCTTCGGATCGTTTGACAACTACATGTCGTACATCGAAGAGTCCTCCGAGATGATTGAGTCTCAGGACTGGTTCTCTGCTGAAGGAATAGACAACCGGGGCACTGGGGAGATCATAGGCGAGGGAGAAGACTTCGGAGGCGTTGATGTAAACTTAGTTGATGACAACCGACAGTCAGACGGCATGGCTCGACAGGGGGCCTATGCCTCTTGGATGAACAGCGAAGAGAACCAAGCCCTGATGCAGAAGTACGGCATTCCTACCGAGGAGTTCACCAACGAGAAGGGTGATAGATTCAGGTGGACAGGCACCGGCTACGCTAGAGTATATAAAGAGAATAGAACTAACGTACAAGATTACGTAAAACTAGCAGCAACAGCTTCTCTTGCCCTAGCAGCAGCGCCTCTGGCGGGAGGGCTAACAGGAGCCTTGACTAATGCAGGTCTATCACCCGCTATAGCTTCTGCGGCTTCTAGTTCTATTATGAATATGGCTACGCAAATAGTCACTACTGGGGACATAGACGTAGGACAGGCTATCCTTTCAGCTGCTGGTGCTTACTTCCAAGAAGCAGGACTAGGCGGTCTTATGGGAGACTCGGCAGTAGGTTCTGCATTGTCAGACGCTACGTCTTTTGTGCAAGAGAAAGTATCTACTTTCCAAGATTTAATCTCTACCGGAAATAGCATAGCAGACGCGGCGATACAAGCAGGTGGAATGAACATGCTTACTAGCTTTGTGTCTTCTGGAGAAGTAAATCTAGAATCTGCTCTTATCTCTGCTGTCTCAGCAGGGGCTACCACAGCTATCCAAGACCAGTCTATGCAGGAGTTATTACAGGCAGGCGGCATTACTTCAGAAGACGAGTTCGAAGCTTTCATGTCTGAGCAAGACGAGCTACAGCAGGCGTTCATAGATGCGGATGTTAAAGATCCTTTCCTTAATCCTAACTACGTCACTATAGGCGACGGCTTAATGCAGAACACTGCTGGTGAGGTGTTCAACTACGACGGCAACAGCGTAGGCAACATGTCTGATCTAGACGTAGACGGCGACGGAGTACTTAACGCTAATGATCTGGAGTTCGTCGAGGCTACTGGAGAGTACAAGGCCATACCTCAGGATGTTCAGGATGCTCTTAATCCAATAGATGAAACTCCAGCTCTTCAGCTACAGGATGGAAATACTTACTACTTAGATGCAGAAGGAAATGTATATACGCCAGATCAAGTAGAATGGAGAGGAGGAGATACTAACGACTTTGTAGTAATAGGGACTGATACAGTTGCAGGTACTACTGCTACCTATAGTCAGGGTTCTGATGTCTTCTACGACGAAGACCTAAAGATTGTTCTTCGTGGTGAAGACGCTGGAATTATTAATATAGGTACAGGCAACGAGTTTACCTATGGTGAGCAGTATTCAGGTAATCAGATATTCGATGACCCTACTGGAGTACCTTCCGACCTAGGCGCTGCTCAGTACAGCGGAACAGTAAGAGGAGCGCCGGGAGATCCCGGAGCTGAGTTCGACGTATACTACAACCCAGAAACAAACACAACCTACTTAGTTAATCGAGCTGATCCTACTCAAGTCAATAAGATAGAGGATACAACTCCAGAAGAAGTTCAGGAACAAACCTCTGATGTTTCTGACCCAGTGGACAACGAGGAGGACGCTTTAACAGGAGGCCCGTCCGGGGCTGGAAACGACGGTAGCGCTAACGAGAACGAATATACCGAAGACACTAACGTAAACGACAGCACTGTGGTTGACGTTACTAATCCTCTTGCCAACAGCGCTACTGAGAATCAGGAAGAAACTGAGGTTACGGATACTGGGGATGTAGTTGATTCTAACGGAGAGGTGGCTACTAATACTGGGGATGTAGATCCTAACGGAGGGGCGACTACAGTCAGCGGTCAGAACGGGGACACTACTAGCACTGGCACTGAGGATAACACTGAGACTAACGGATCTGGGGACGTCACTGACGAGACAACCATAGGCAACGTCATTACCGGAGACGGCGGTACTGATTCTACAGCAACAGGCCCCGGAGATGACACAACAGGTACTGGCGATCCCGGCATTGACGACGGCACTGGAGGCACCGGAGGCGGTGGAGACGGTGGAGGCGGTGGGGACAAAGGGGAAGGCTCTCCTGAGTGGTCTGATTTATTCAGGTACACTACTATTCAGAATCCATCTTTAAGTAAATACGCACCTACTATAGGAAAGGTAAGGAGTATGTTTAATGACATATCTTAAGATAGTCAATAGAGTCCTGAAGCTACTCCGAGAGGACACAGTAGCAACAGTGGCTGATGAAGATGCAGTCGTCCAGCTGGTGTGTACTTACGTCAACGATGCTAAGACAATGGTTGAGGACTCCTTCCACTTCAATGCCTTACGGCACGATTGGGACGAGACAGTACTGCAAGGGGGTGACTTCATTACGCTGAGCGACAGTGGACAGAACCCTACGATTGAGGAGATATGGGGGCCGTTCGGTAAGCTCAAGGAATTGCACCCAGCTGACATGCGTAACAAGCGCCTACGCACTACTGCGCTGGCTACTCCTCAGTACTACGCAGTAGACGGGCAGGTGCAGGGAGATCTACGTATTCGTATCTTCCCTTCTTCTAGTGAGTCTTTTGATCTATCTGTAATTGGCTATAGAAACCAAGATGAACTAACCTTAGATTCTGATAGGTTACTTGTTCCTTCTCAGCCTGTTGTCTATTACGCTTATGCTTTAGCTGCGCGAGAGCGCGGGGAAGTAGGCGGTCAGACATCTGCTGAGATATTCGGATTAGCGGCCCAGTATCTTAAGGATGCCGTCGCTCATGACGCGGCCCTTAACTTATACGAGTGGACTAACTAATGGCACAACAGCTTCAGAACATTCTAGTACGCGCCCCAGCCTTTCAAGGACTCAACACCGAAGACAGCCCCTTAGGTCAGGACCTGACTTATGCACTCTCCGCTGACAATGCGGTGATTGATCGGCTAGGTCGTCTAGGTTCGAGGCTGGCCTTTGCAACAGACACTAAGGTTATAAACACTAATGAGTTAAACAACGTACAGATGGTACGTAAAGAAAAGATAGTTACTCAGATGGGCGGTGGAGACATCAACGGAATCTATCATGTATTAGTTGTGGTTAGGGTAGATCAGTATGCCTCCGACAACTCAGTAGTTCAGACGGACTACTTCTTGTGTGAGCGAGACGGGGACAACCTGAACGCACTTACTCTTCCTATTGATCCTGTTCCTGTGGAGGTAGGCGGTTCTCAGATCGTGTACTTCAACGATGCCTTGTACATATTCAGCTCAGGAAACCCTGCGCTTATCTACGACGGGACTAGTGTTGCAAGCATGGACGACGCTGCGAACTACATACCGCCTCAGGACGATACCGGCATTATTGCTACTAGTGTTGATGGGGACGTGGCCTTAGCAGCTTACGGACGTATGTGGGTAGCCGGAGTGAACGGAGACTACAACACAATCTATTACAGTGACCTGCTAATAGGCACGCAGTGGTACGACGGCAAGGCCACACCAACAGACACTCAGAACACAGGCGGCATCATTGACGTCAGTGAGTACTGGCCTAACGGCGGCGATAGAATCGTATCTATTAAAGCACACAACAACTTCCTAGTAGTCTTTGGTCGTGAGTCCATACTGCTGTATGCTAACGCAGCGTCAGGAGACCCCGCAGGAGCGGACGGTATCTCTCTACAGGACACGCTAAAGAACATAGGAGCTATCAGCAGGGACGCTGTGGTCAACACAGGATCAGACGTACTCTTTGTAGACGACAGCGGCATACGGTCGCTAGGCCGCACCATACAAGAGAAGTCCGTACCGATTGGAGACCTCAGCCGTAATGTTCGAGGAGACATCCGACGTATCATAGGGGAAGCAAACCAGAGGAGGGTATCCCTTAGCTACTGGCCTGCTGAAGATGTTATTGTTTGTCTCTTTCCTGACACAGCACAGGCTTTTGTTATGTCAGCCCTAGCGCCTTCTCAGGCGGGTGGTCTTAAGACGACTAAGTGGAATCGTTGCTTCTTTGAGAAGATGTTCTATTACGAGAACCAAGGTACTACCGAGATACTACTGGGTGGTAACACAAACAGCAACGGCATCCTTAAGTACACAGGGTATAGAGAATGGAACGACAAGCCGTACGAGTTCAAGTGGGCTTCTATGCCACTGGACTTCGGAAGCCCTACTAACGCTAAGCTATTGAAGTCTATTGACTATACTATATTCTCCTTGTTCGAGGAGACCAGCGCTACGGCCCGGTGGGGATTCGACGGGAACCTAACAAGAAAGAAAGCTATTGGTATTGATGCACTTATACCTGCTTATTATAGCGAAGCTACATTTGGAGACACCACCTTCGGGGCCTCTGGCTCTACGATAAGGCGGTACAAGATCAACACAACAGGGAGCGGAGATCTAGTGCGTATTGGATTAGACATTAAGATATTAGGCAATGAAGTAAGCGTCCAAGAGATCAACGTGCAGACGCTCCTAGGGAGACAGTTATGAGTGCGCTACAGACAGCAGCAGATATAGCAGGCAAGGGCCTTGAGTGGCTTAATCAGAACAAGAGTGGGATTGCCGCAGGGGCTAGTGTTGCTGGAGGGCATCTGCTGGCTCAAGACCTGAAAGACACAGGCGCGGCAGCTCAGACTCAAATGGGAGCACTAGCCGGACAGCTCCAAGGAGACACGGCCTTTAAAGGCTATGGTGTTCACACGGGTCTGGGCAGGACTCAGGTCCTAGCAGATGGCAGCACGCGTCTAGGCGTAGGCCCTGACGCCGCTATGATGGCAGGGGCAGACGCTGCTTTGTCAGGCGCTAACGCAGGCTTCGGAAACGCAGCAGCTGCTGCCTCTGCATTGCAAGGCAACGCTCAGCTAGGCGCAGCTATCAACGGCCTTAACGCAGCCTCTGGTCTCGCAGGCGCTAACAGCAGTAACTCCATGCTAGGACAGGCAACTGGTCTTATGCAGGGCAGCTTACAGGGAGTACAAGCACAGCAGGCCGGGTCTTTCGGGGCAAGTCAGCAGGCCATGGCAAGCGCTATGCAAGGCACGGCAGGACGAGAACAAGACATCTACAACAGGGCTATGGCTATGCAGCAGCCAGCCCTAGACGCCCAGAGAGCGCAGCAGCAGGCCCGTGAGTACTCTATGGGACGAGGGGGTGTAAGGGGTAGTCAGTTCGGTGGAACGGCTGAGGATGCCGCTATGGCCCGTGCACAGGCAGGTGCCATGAACCAAGCAGCTTTCCAAGCTATGGGCCAAGGCCAGCAAGAAATGATGAACCAAGCTAACATGGCTAACTCGTTTGGCATGATGGGCTATCAGGGGCAGCAGGCACAGGCAGGCGTAGGCCAAGGACTAGGAGCATTAGGCGCACAGAACGCACAGCTAGGCCAGTCAGCAGCAAGCTTACAAGGCCAGTTCGCTAACCAGCAGGGTCAGATGGGCGCACAGCAGGCACAGCTAGAGGCACAGCGTGCTCAGATGATGGCAAGTATTGCTAACCAACAAGGACAGCTAGGACTTCAACAGAACCAGCAAGCTTACCTCCCGATGCAGCAGCAGCTACAGGCTCTTCAGGTAGGACAAGGCAACGCAGGTATGGCGCAGTCTGGTCAGATGACAGGCGCTGGCTATGCGGCACAGCTAGGACTCGGCGGTATGCAGGCAGACATCAATGCACAGAAAGCAGCTACAGAGCTGTACGGTAATATGTTCGATAGCATACTTGATAACGTATAGAGGAGACAATCATGAGACAGAGCGGAGGAAACCAAGCTGTCAATCTATCAGGAATGCTTTCGAGTATTGCAGATACATTAGGTAGTGGCTTTGAGATCAACGGTGAATCAGCAGGAGTGGCCCTCGGTAATAACATCCGAGAGGCCGCTAAGCCTGAGCTAGACATGAAAGACCCCGCTAGTATCCGTAAGTATGCTGAGTGGCAGGGACGCAACGGCAAAGAAAAAGAATCAATGATGATGCTTGAGAAGGCCAGTGAGGTAGAAGACAATATAAGCTACAGCAACTCAATGGCGGGGATTAGCCAAGACAGCTCTTCCGGGTATCTTGCCTCAGAGAATGGGGAGGTAATGTATTTAGACAAAAAGATAGAAGCCCTTTACGCTAAAGCCGATGCCGCTTTCAAATCCGGGAATGCGGATGTAGGCTTAGCGGCTAAAGAAGCTGCTGATTCCTTAAGCACCAGAAGAGGCGGAGCACAGCAAAAGCAGCTACAAGGTCAGTCTATGCAGCTGCATGAGATACGTCGATCTCTTAAGACAGGCGAGTATAAAGGTAAGAAGATAACACCAGACGAAGAGAAGGCTCTAAATGCCCAGAAAGATATGCTTGAGAAGACCAAGCCTGCGGTAGTCATGAAAGCCAATGAGCTGGCCGTAGAGGAGGCAGGCAATGCTATCGCACAAGAAGATGCAGAATGGCTAATGTTTGGTTCTAAGGCTGCGATAGCTGGCTTTAAAGAGGGGAAGACAACAGATGAATTAATCAAAAAGTTCCCTGAGTTATCAAAGCACAGGTCAAGAATAGAACAAGAAGAAGTACGCTACCTGAAGAACAAAGACGATCTAGCAGCACTACTGGAGGCCGCTGCTTCTCGCGACAAGAAACTAAACATAGCCCCGTTTAGAAAAAGAATAGATGAAATTAAAAAGAGAGACCCAACAGCTATAGATCAGGCACTTCTCGATCAGGTAACAACCATCGAAACTGGTCTAGTAAACGGCAAAGCTCAGGTCGGAGATAAAAACAGAATGCTCGAAAGTATATCGAGACTGGATTCGGAATTGACTCGTGTTGAGAACATGCTCTACGACGAAGAGAGGATAGAGAGTCAAGCAAGTAGACAAGTAGCTGCTAAACAATCCGAAAGATTGGGCTTGAGCATAGATCAGAACCTCATACCACCTGAGTTTATTGCCGAGGCTGAGGGACAGATAATGGCTGGAGGCAGATACAGCGAAGAGTGGGAGGACGCAGACGGCGATGAAGCCACGGAGGCTGGGTTAGTTCGTCAATTAGCTCAGGAGAACTTAAAGCAGGCGCATAGACGCCTTGAGATTAAAGCAAATAGAGCAGACTATGAGCCACTCAGG